TCAGTATCACCTACTAAACCAAGCAATGATTTCTCTTTGCCCTTATCTTTAGCTGCTAATTTAGCTAAATATCTTTCGTATGCAGTATCAAATATACCTAACATATCTTCATTAGAATATTCTTTAGGTTGTAGTTTACCACCTGATTTAGCTAATACAATCGATTTAAATTCTCTACCAAATATACTCGCTAGATTATTAGCCTTGGTTTCATTACCTTCTTTACCACCGTATTTTACAATAAGTCTTCCCTTAAGCCCATCAAAATCTATATTATCTGGATTAGGAGATTTATCAATTTCAACACCTCTTGCAGTTACAGCTAAATCTTCTCTTGAATTCATAAAATCTTTCATTAGTTTTTCTTGGCTTTCAGTAGATAAACCATTAAGCATAGCCATATCTACATAGCCTTTACTTTTAGCCCATTCTTTAAAGACATTATAATTTTCACCTAATACAGTTTTAGCATCTATCTTTTGATTAGCTTGTTCAGCTTGTGCTTGAGAAAGATATTTAGCAGTATCCCATAAATCATTAGTAGCTTGTTTAGTTTCCCACATACCTTTTTTAATTAACGAGTTACTTAACTGTTCAGTATCTTTATTTTTATTTTGAATATTAGCTTTATGACTAAGATACATATTAACTAATGCGTTAGGGTCAAGAGCACTGTTAGTTAATGAAGCACTATTTAATAACATACTAGTAGGGTCGCCACTTATTAAACCAAGTAATGATTTCTCAGCATCACTTGCTTGGTCTATTTTAGACTGATTATATTGAGCACCTAATAAAGCTAACTTTTCATTAGCATTAATTTCATATTCTGAAGGGATATTAAAAGGACCTCCTTTCATTGATATACCGCCTTTTGAATTAAATGAACCACCACTATAACTACCATCTTTTTTACCTATTACTTTAATATCTAAATGTGCTCCAGTACTTTTACCTGGATACCAATTAAACCCTTCAAGTCCTTGTTTAGCCCCATCAGGATGTTCAGCAGATACTACTACATCATATCCGCTTTGATTAGCTAATTCTATTACTTGTTGTCTAGCTTGTTGATAAGACTGAATAGAACCATCTTTTAAAACTAAATCAAATTTATGTCCTGAACCGTGACTAGCTTTACCTGAAGAGTGTCCTTTATAGTCATCATTAAATGCACTGAAGCGAGCCATGTTTCCATTTAAACCATTATTATCTAATACCTTAGCAAAGTTAACAGTATCTCCTCTGACGTTTCCTTTTAAAGCATTATCTTTAATAGCGGTTTTAAAATTTAATTGTTTTACTTCATTACTGTTAAACATTTTAGCGATAGTAGGGTCATCAGTCCAAGACTTAGGTTTAGGACCAAACTGTTTAATGTAGTGCTGTATTCTAGGAATATACTCTCTGGTTTCAGCAGGTAAATATTTAGCAACAGTAGAGGCATCTATTACTTTATTATTCTTAGATGCAGCTTTAATAGCTTGGTCTAGTCTACCTTCACCTGCGTTATAAGCACCCATTGCTAATGCCCAATAATCTTCTTCAATAAACTTATTACCGTATTTCTTTTTAAGACTATTTAAGTTATCTCTATAGATACTAGCACCTGCTAATATATTTTGATTAGGATTGAAAGGGTCATGCTTATAAATAGCTCTAGGACCGCTAGAATTAAAAGGCATGACTTGCATCATACCTTGTGCACCCACAGGTGATTTAGCATTAGGATTAAAACCTGATTCAGTCATAGCAATAGATTTAATTAAGTAGTCAGGTAAACCTACTTGTTTACCTGCTGCTCTAAATACAGGGTCAAACTGCTGCATTAAACCAACTGTATTATTATCTAATGGTTTACCTGTGTGTGAAATATAAGAACCATTTGCTGTCGCAGCACCGTTCTTTAGGTGCTCTAATTGAAAGAGTAATTACCACCTGTAGATGTACCACCGCCACCACCATTGCTTAACATTGAAGCAGCTCCACTAGCACTACCTTGCATCTCAGCTAACTTTCTTAAAGTATCAGCAATACTTTTAATAGTTTCTTCACTAGGGTTATTAGCAGGATTCATTTGATTACCTAAAGCAATCAAAGTACTTATATTCTTAGCAGCTACTTCACGTTGAGGAGCAGTAGCAGCAATACTAGCTCCTTGAAAAGAAGTCTTCCAATTACGGTTATTTAATAGTTGTTTAGCGACATCTTCAGTAATTTTTCCAGTAGCTATTTTGTTAGCTACATCTTCTGCAAAATGAGTATCATCTAAAGCGTCATAGCCTCTTTGAGTTTCTGCATAAGATTTTTTATTTTCAGTAATTGCTGTGCCTAATTCACCTAAGTTACCTCCTGCATTAACAAAACCAGAAGCATCCATTAATTTCTGTAATCCTGCTTGGTTATTAGGATTATTCATATCATTGGTTTTAATATAATTAAGTGCAGCATCGGTAACACGCTTAGCATTATCTTTATAGTGCTGATTCATAGCATCTTTAAAAGGGTCAGCTGCTTCAGTAATAGCAGTTAATCCAGATTTCATAAGAGCATTTGATTGTACAAAATCAGGGTTTTGTACTTTAACTAAAAAATCACTCATACCAGACATATACTATTACTCCTTAGATTTTAGTTTTATCGTATTCTTTTTGAGCAGCTTGAGCATTACCATTATTACGAAGCATAGCACGATACGCACTAGCATCGTTGATTTGATTCTTTTGTGCATTCCATGTTTTATTCCACATATCACGTTGCATGTTTGCTTGTTGCTCTGCCATTCTAGTTTGTTTGATTCCAGACCATAAGTTTCCCAGTGTTTGAATACCCCCAAAGATAGTGTTAAAACGATTAGGTGCAGTCATATCAGTTCGGTAATCCCTAATAACCCTACCTGCTCCAGGAATATTTTCTGGAGCACTACTCATACCCCAATTCATACCATGATTAACTGCTTTACCAAAGTCACCTTTTTGATAACCATCTCCAAAGATGTTTTTAAATCCTTGCCATAAACCTGTATTATACGTACTAGAAGTCCCTGGATTAACCGCAGTAGGACTAACATAAGTATTATTAGTTACACCTGTAGTAGGTGCATTAATTGAATAGTCAGGTAATACGTTAGGACTAGGAGGAGTACTGATTACAGGAATAGTACTAGCAGTATTTTCTACTGTATCAGTTAAAAAAGGATTGGTTATATAATCCTGTTTAGTCTTCATTAATTTGTTCCTTATCTACATAAAGTTGTTGTTCATTTAAACGCTTTCTAATAGTTTCATTAAACGTAGGTAATTGTTTAATGTAATCTGCGTATTCATGAGTATAGTTAATAGGAGTTTCCCATTTGCGATAATCTAAGTATCTAGCAATATACTCATCAATAGTTTCACCTAGTATTACATTTGAAGCTACGTAAGTTCTATCTACTTGGTCAAGATAACTTAACATACTATTTACTTCATTACCTAAAATTTCTTGTTTCATCTCTTCAAGAGATTTCATTTTAGCTTTATAGTCTTTCTCTTCTTTTTGTAAATCTTGATTTAATCTAATACTACTAGCTTGCATAAGCATACTAGATAATTTCATTAAATCAGTTATGCGAGTAAAGAATATAGCAGTTGCTCTAGCAAGAGATGTACCTACATTAATAGCCCCATATCCTCCGTAAGCTATAGCAGCAATAGCTAATAGTGTACCAAGCTTTCTTGCTAAGTCTGGATTAAAAGCTTTAATAATAGCTTTCATTATAAGTTCAGTAACACACATAGTAACTAAACTAGTAACTGCTGCTTGTGTCACTGTTAGTAAACTAAACCCAGCACCTCCTGTATATACGCTAATAAATACAGATGCAATAAATACAACCGCTTTAAATACACCTGTTTGATACCATTTTTGTTTTACTTTCACATAGGTAGTAAACTCTAGATACATACCTTTATAAATAATTTCTTCTTTTTCTTTAAAGCTAGAAAAAAAGTTATTTATTATAACGAAATCCAATGGAATAACTAAATCACATTTACCATCACCATCACTCCAAAGGCTATTAGTAATACGTTCGTTTCTTTGTAATTCATATACTACTAGTTCTAAGTACTGAATATCATTTATTTTTTTATAAAATACTTTTCCTTTAATAGTAGAGCTTTGTATAAATTCACTGTTATCATAATAAGTATTGTAATTTAGCAATACATCATTTCCTCTACTATAAGATTTTTCTAGGTATCCTTGTTTTAATCCTATAGTTATTAATTCAGCTTCTAAATTACCTTCTGCATAATTATCTTTCCAAGTAAGTACAACAGGTTTAACTTGATGGATATTACCGTCCATAAAATTGTCTACAATATCTGTAGATACCTCAAACCATCTTTGCATAAATTCAAATATGTATTTATGCTCAATTAAACTATTACCATCAACATTAATAGCAAAATTAATATAACTACTTCTAATAGCATCATAGTTTTCTAAATTTTCTTTTACACTAGCATAGAAACTATCATATTTAATTCCTAACTTAGCAGCAGCTTTTTTACTTGCTTTATACCAATCAGGATATTTTTTATCAGATATATCTGTCCCTTTTATTTTAAAATAAACACGAGATACGTATTGTCCAAAAGCTGAACCATCAGAGAAATTATTAGTAATCTCAGGATAGTTAGTATTAGTAATAGTCATGTAATTAATTAATTGTTCTTCTCCATAGCTATAACAAACTAGTATTAAATAAGGAGATTCCATATAAAAACTAAAAAGAGTTTTTTCCACATTTTTTTCTACTATATCAATAAAGTTATCTAATTTATTTTTATCAAAAGAACTATTAATATCTATTGATTCAATTTCATCAGGAACAATAGATTCATCTAATTGAAAATTAGGTAATGTAATTTTTTCGTCTTTAGTTAATTTATATCTTTCAGTAGTTATATAAGTGTGTACAGTTACTTCAGTATAAATATAAGAATCAATAGTCGTATTAGTAGAAGTACCTTTATCTTCTACAATAGTTTCTATATATTCAGAATCAGCTAATACAGTTGTAGTATCTTTAATAATAGCATTATTAGAAGTAGTTTCTTCAGACTGTATTAAACGGTTTCCTTCATTGTCTATTCTATATATAACAGTCGTAGTATCTTTTACTTCAATACTCTTAATACCTTCTGCAATATAAAATACAATAGCATAATTAAACATAATATTATTATTTACAATCCAAGGAGTATATCCTCTGGGTTCATCTTTTATTCTAAAAGGAGTTTTACCTGATGTAAAAGATACTCCTAGATATTTGAAGTCTAATTCTTTTTTTGTATATATAATAGCATCTTCTAAATACCACATATCATCAAACATATTTGTATTAGATTTATAGTTTTTATCATCAATTAAAATTTGCTTTAAAAAATGTCCATAGTCTATGTTATCAGCCACAATATAATTAATTACTACATCACTATATTTTGTTCCTAAATACTGTTTAACTTCATGCTGTATTTTATCTAAACTAAGATTTAGATAACTTGCTTTTGATTTACCTACTACACCATATTTAGTAGTATCACTAAATCTATTAAATCTATTAACAGCAGGTACAATACTTTCTTGCATACCTTTAAGATTATAGTCTACTAAAGATACTGCATTTTTATTTTTCATATGACCATAATCATTTATATAAGCAGTAGTAGAATCAATTAATGCTCTAGGTCTTTTAGTTTCATCAATCAATTTACCGTTAGATATACCTACATATTTTTTAGTTTTACCTGAAAATATTCCCATTTATTTCTCCAAAAATAAAGGAGAGTATAAACTCTCCTTTAGTTAAATTAAAATTACTGTTTTTATTGTGGCAGATTATTAGTAGTTTCAGCAGCTTCATTTTGCCCTGCGGTAGAAATATTTACTCCTTCAAATACCTTAGCAACAGCTCGTCCAATATATTTATCGGTAAGCATATTAGCATCATTAATATAAGCAGCATCGTTATTCATACGAGTAACCCAAGTTTGAATAATTAACTGTAAAGCTTTTTGTTCGCTATCACGTTTCACACCATCAATCTGTGATTGTAATGCTTTATTATTCATATCAATAACTGAGCCAGGTTTAACAACACTAGGGTCTGTTTGAGCAGTTTCAGTAATTACTTTTTGCTGAGCTAACTCTAATTGTTTTTCAGCGATAGCAATTTCTTTGTCTTTAAGAGTAAGTTCTTTATCTTTTAATACTAATTCTTTTTCAGCTAATTTAAGTTGTTCTTTAGCTAAATCTGTATCTGCTTTCATTTTATCGACTTGAGCAGTAACAAGTGCTAATTCCATAGGTAGCTTATTAGTAAGTTCCCATTGTAAAATTTCTAATTGTTTTTTAGCATTAGCAGCATCAGCTTGCATTTTGTCAATTTGTGCTTCTAACAAGTTTAATTCATAAGCTTGTTTTTCTTTGGCTAATAGAAATTGAATAGCTTGTTCAAGATGAGCAATATACGTCTTAGTATATACTTCACTATATTCCTTACCTTGGATTCTAGCTTCTTCAAATTCTCTTGTTAAATGCAAACGATGCAGTGTAAGGAACTTATCAAATACACCTGTACCATCAAGAATTACTTGAGTCAGGTCTTCGATAGGAATAGCTGTAGGTACAGTAGTAGTTATAATTTCCTTAGTAGGCATTAGTTATCTCCAATAGCGTTACGTGCTCTTTGGTCATCAGCTAAGTTTTTTAATTCTTCTTCAGTTAATGGTTCCAGTACCACCACATTATATGCAGGCATACTACGATACTTACGTATATCAACGCCATTAACACGTTGAGTATAAAAGTGATTCGATTTTTTATCTTTAATTGCATCATAAATAATTTGAGGAATGTGATACCCAACTTCTACACCAAACGGTACGTACTTTTTAATAGTGCCTACTAGTGAATTGGATACTGTAAAAATTTCACCATGAAGCTCTGTCTTAGTACTTTGAGTAGGAGTAACGATAACTCTTACTAACTTCATAGCATTATTCATTTGCTTAAGGCGTTTAGCTTCTTCTTTATCTTCGATTGTGTCAGATTTAGGTTCGTTAATATTAAGTACGGCATTAATTTTTTCTTTAAGCTTTTCAACACCAATATTAGGGCTATAAGTAATACCCATTTTATCAGCACGTTCTTTAAGAGTTACTAGTTCATCTAATGGTTTGGTAGTTTCTAATTCAGACATTATTATTTCCTTTTATTAAATTAAATAAAGTAGGGAGAAATTATTTCCTCCCTACTATTATACTACTTATTTATTAGCAGCAGTCCATACTAGACCAATACGTTCAGGACGTAATGCCATAAAACCATAGTACCATTTAATTGACATAAATCCTTTTTCGCCATAAGGGTCGCTAAAGTCAGCAGTCGCTTCTCCAGGTTGTTTATGGATTTGAGTAAACTTAACAGATTTACCATCAGTTTGGAAACTGATAGTAGTAAACGAGCCTTCGCCTACAACTAGCATAGGGAATACGTCTACTTTACCGCCTGTAACAAACTTCTTAGTATCAGTACTTGCAGCACCTTTACCTGAATGTTGTAGCATCTCTGGAACAACAATGATACGGAATTGGTCAATAGAACCAATCTCACCTTCCATTAATGTAGTACCAGAACCATAATGTTGGGCAGGAATAAATGCTGCATTATTATGTAAGTCTTTCATTGCACGCAATGTAGGAATCAAACTAGAACCAATAAACATAGCACGAGCAGCAGGGATAACTTTAGTATCAATGTTACGAGTACCTGTAATAATAGTAGTCTGTTTAGGAGTACGATTATTATCTAAATCAATACCTAAGTTTAGGATATCGTTATAAGTAACTACATCTGCTACAGTAGCAATAGAAGTAGCTGCACCTGTATAACGAATAGTACCTGCGGCATTAATCAAGTCTACTTGTAGGGCATCTTCAGTAATCTCAACTGCACCATTAATAGTTTCACGATTAATGTGAGTCATCAATTCTGCATCAGAATCTAAGTCTACTGATTCTTTGGTATATTCAGAGAAGAAACCAAAGTGTTCAAAAGTACCTTCAATAGTTTTACGAGAGAAACCTACACGGTTTACACGACCACCTGTTTCAGAAAGAACAGGAAGTTTACCTTGGATAGTACCGATATCTTTACTTGAACCGTACAAGTTACCATTATTAATATTAGCACCTGTAGCATCAATACCTTGGTCATTGATGTTAGCGTCATCTAACAATGGAATATAAACGTATTGTACAATTTTCTTACCGTAGTTTTTAGGCATAGCAGTTACGTCAGCAAGCTGAGTAAAGAACTGCATTTTCTTAGCTTCAATGAGGGCTTTCTTCTGATAGAATGCTTCTTGTAATTGACGAGATGGTTGTCCATCTTTGTCTACAGTAGAAGTAGCTCCACCTTGGTTATACATCATTGGTTTAGTGCTTTGTGGCATATTATTATCCTTTTAAAATTTTATCTTAAATGTGGTAAATTAATTTTTGCAAACTCTTCATCAGAGAGTGCTAATGGATTAAATTCTTCCGTAGTAGGCTGTTGCTTTTTAGTAGCAGGAACGCTAGCAGCTTTTTTCTTACGGTTAATTTCTTCCTGTTTTTGATTATTAATATTTTGACTTAATTGAATTTGTTGATTCACAGGATTAGTATTAGCAAAATTATTTAGTAAACCTTTTTCATTCATGGCATCGCCTACTGCAATGTAGGCATCAAAATCGCTCATATTAGTAAGATTACCGAATGTACGTTGCCTTTCTACTTCACCCCATACTGTATCAAACAAACCAACTTCTATCTGGGTGTTAATTACTTTAATTAATTCAGGGTTATCTACAAGACTTAACCTAGATTTATCATCCCAAACATTACCTACAATATTAATTGTTTTATTATAGGTAGGCGTTTCTTTAATATCATCTAGTACTGTCTGTACTTCTAACTCTTTATAATTAGGAGCTTTACTAACAGGCACATAACTATCAGCACTATCCATATTAAAATCATACAAATCTACTTCGTTATCTTTTAATAGTTTAGCGATAGCTTCTGGCTTACCTTCATTGATATCAATTAAAAATGATAGACGTTCTACATCTAACAAGTTATGGTTTTCAAGAGCTTTAAGAACAGGAAGCTTTTCATTAATAGCTGCCATTTTCTTATTATAGTTAGCACCCATTTGCATAAGCTGAATAGCTTCTTCTGGAGTATTAACTTTAATCTCTTTACCATTGGCTTTAATTGGTTTATCAAATAAGGCTGCGTATACTGCTTTATAATCTACCTCATTGGATTCGGTATTTTCTTCTTCCGTCTGTTGCGAATAGTCCTCTTCTTGGTTTTCCGCTTCATCAGAATGTTCCTCTTCTTGAGATTGATTATCGTCAGATTCATCAACATTCTCTGTAATATCAGTATCAGTTTCAGGAGTTGCATTGCTCTCGGGGATATCTTCGTCCAGTGGAGGTGCAGACATATTCATTACTTCTTCATCTGACATTTCAAAAATATTATTTTCATTTGCTGACATTTAAATTATTCCTCTAAGTTTTCTGTAAGTAGATTTTCTAGTTCTTCATTAATTTCTCTAATAGATTGTTCAGCAGTGGAACCTTGGTTCTCTACTAAGTCTAGATAATCTTTAAAGAACTTGATTGAATCTAATCTTTCATATTTAGTTGCATTAATATCACATCTATTTGAGTAAATCAAATCTAATGCATATTCTTTTAAATAACCATCAATAATTAACTTTTTAAAGTCATTATTTAACATTAATCGTGAGAGGGCATCCGCCCTCTCTTTTAGATTATGTTGTTTCTCACTGTCTTGATGGAGCTGATGTAGTTGGGTCATTACTCATACCTTGGTTAAATATATTAGGCTCTTGGCTCATATCAGGTAAAGTTTTATCCATTAACTTTTGTAATACTTTACCATCGGAGTCAATGTTTTTAGCAAGCGAAGTTTGTTTTAAATTATTCTCTCCTTTTAATACTTCTTTCTGCATATCTCTTTCATGTGATAATCCAGTATCTTTCTGCATAAAATCCAGTGCTTTATTATCAGCATCGCCTTGTAAACTTTGAGCACGGGCTTGTTCAACTGGAATTTTAGCTCCTTGTAATTGAGCTTTAGCATTATTCTCTTGAGCTTGGCTTTGCATAAGGGCAATTTCTGCTTTCTTATATTCAAGCTCTAACTGACGCATTTCTTCTGCTATTGGGTCAGGTTGTGGCTGATAGTTCTCTAGTTCTTTAGCTAAGTCAGGCATTTGTTCTAATCGAGCAATCTCTGATAAAAGTATTTTAGTCATTCCAGGGTCTAAGTTATTGCCCATAGTTTGAAGCATAAATGAAAGCTTTTGACTCTTAGCACTGTCTGCTTCAGCAGTAGATATAGTGAGTTTTAAATCAAAGTTACCTGCTAAATCATCTCGTCTAATGGCAATAAACTGTTTATTAGTAATACGTACTACTTCTTCTTCATCTAAGAAGATACTATTCATTGCAATAATCTTACGACCTATTTGAATAATACCATTAGACAATCTACGAAGAATACCCATCTCTCTTTTACTAGCTGCATCTAATGCACCTCGTACACCTGCTGCTGTGTCGCCTAAATTAGCTCCTGTAATACCACCACCTGTACTATAAGCTTTAACACCTGTTAATGCTTCAGCTTCTGTATTCATCATTTGAATCATATTTAATACTGATACAGGAATCTCTGGATACTTATGCATAAACACATCTACTTGTGGATTATGGTTTCCTGGATTATATTTATAATCTTGTCCTTGGAAGAATTTCTTTTCGTTAACAGCATCTAAGAATCCTTTAGGAATAGCAGTTTGACTATTAGCACTTTTACCTAGTAAATCAATAATACCCCTTGTTAACGCACCTACGACATTTTGTTGGTCTTCAATTAGGCTACCGTCAGGTTCGCCATAAATATCATTTTTAATTGGAAGATATGGTACTACAACAAAAGGAAGTTTTCCATCAGGATAAGGATTTTCTTCTAATCTAATTAACGTACTTCCTACCCATGTAGCAACAATAGGAGTTAATTCACCTGTACCATTTACGTCCCAATAACCCCAGTATTCATATACATTAACTTTTTGTCTTGGTTTATCTGAAAACTTAAAATCATTTTTACTAATATTTTCTAATGCACCATCTGGTAATTCTAATGCACTGATAGGTTGTTCTTTTAACTCATCTAAGTTTTTATATAAACCTGTTTCTTTGAGTTCAGCATAAGACGAAGTAGAAGCATATATAATAAAATTAGCTCGTTCAATATCACCTTCACAAGTAGGGTCAATAATAACAGTACGAAAATCGCATAATTTAATAGTAGGTTTATTAACTACTGGAACCTTCTTTTTAATTTTGCGTTTTCTGCCTGTTGGCTGTGCTACAATTAATTGTCCTTGTTCTTCTGATACTCGTACACTTTCTACTATTACAGGGTCTTGTTGTGTGAACGAATCTGGTTCTTGTTGTTTCATTTGCATAGCTTGCTGCAACTGTTGTACTATTTCTTCTGCTTCAGGTGGAACAGGAATATACTTAAACTCATCCACTTCTTCAGTAATTTCTTTTTCTTTAAATTCCCACCCTACACGAACAATAGCAGTACCTTCATCTACAGCAGCACGTACATATTCATCAATAAATTTAATCCTATTAATCTTGGTTTGAAATTGATTATTAAGAATTAAACCATTTTGATTAGCAGCTTTCCTATCTTCCCAACTAACAGGATTAACATCAAATAAATCAGGTGTAGCTAAGAATGGTTCAGATAAAGCAGCATAACGCCATTCAGCTTGCCGCTTAATAATCTTTGGCTGAACAGCACTCTTACCTTTAACACCTTTTAATTTAACTGAACCTGTAACATTTAAGTTATCTAACCATTTATTAATCTTAGTAACTTGATTACTATGGTAGGTATTTGCATTAGTTAAATCAGCTTTTAACTTTTCAACAGTAGGACTGTTTTTCCAGTTAGGTTGTAAAGATTTTTTATCTTCTTTGATTTCATCATCGTCATTTAAATCTTTTTCTAAATTCATATTACTTCCTTAAGGTAATTGGCTATCAAAGAATTTTTGTTCTTCGTTAGGAGTAGCATCAATATAAATACCATCATTAATTAATCTTGCACATTCTTCCTCATATTTCTTTTTATACATAACACTAGGAGAATAAGCAGCAGCGTATCCGTCAAGAGGAGTAGCAACAGCAAACATTCGAGCAGCAATATTATAAGTTAAAGCTGTAATATAATCTTCAGGTAAATCTATATTATAAAAAGAAGTATCTTCAATATCTTTAGGAATAACTTCACCACTACGTTGAACAATAACTTTATAATGTCCTTTATGTTTTTTAAATTCTAAAGTATCTGGCGTAATTAAAGCTACTTCTAAAGGATTAATCATACAATCATTTGTGTACCTATGTACTTTATTTAAAGAACACATCATGCCTTTGTCTGTAAATACTTCCAAAACCTTAACAGTATTTAAAGGAACGTCACTAGTTAAAAGATAAGGAGCATCATCTCTAATAGGATATCTAGTAGCAAGTTCACTATTAACACTAAGATATACAATACCTTTTTTAATTAGAAACCTAGAATGTAATTCTCTTACTCCTTGGTTTATTAATACAATTAATTTTCTCAAATGAATATACTTACCGTCTTTATCTTGATTACCATAGATATGCTGACTAAATTCTACAGCAGTAAGTAATTCAATAAAATCATCTAACTTCATATAACCTCACACAATATAAGTATTAATATAATCATCTTTAATATCATCTACGTAATAAATATTATTAGTAGATGCCATAGGAATAACCTCACTTGGTTTATAAGTTTTAAGTAATGCAAGCATTGAAACAGTATCAATAGCATCATCATGTTTAGATTTAAAACCGCCATAAGAAACTAATCTAATTTCTTCTAACATTTCAATTAAAGCAGGATTTAGTTTTTTATCTTTTGGAAAATACATTTTACCTGTTTTAAATAAAGGCACTACTACATTAAAACGCTGAAACTTATTAGTAGAAGGACGGATTCCAGGAGCATTACTATTATCTTTACTAGCAAGATTAAAATAAATATTTTTTAACATCATCTGTTCTTGAATCCAAGGAATAAATCCACCTTGCTGTCCAGTAACTTCAATACCTACTGATTCAGGATGATACTGTGAAACAAATCTAAATAAGTCTGCTATATTCTTATCCATTGTTTGTCTTTTGCATATACCATCTACCCAAAACCAATCACCATTATTATTATAAGCCCATACTGATATAACAGAGTAATCAGCACTTTCTTTTTCAGTAGTAGCAAAATCAGTAGTAATATAAAAATTAAAATCATTTCTACGACTTATTAGAGTTTTAGAGTCATACCATCTAATATCGTTATCACTAATTAATCTGTCTTCGTCAGACATAATACGTAGCATAAGTTCTTGGTTAAAGGTGTCTACTTTCCCTTGGAGTACAGCAGCATCATACTGTTCTTTAACATAATCATAACTAAAGCGGTCTTCCCAAGAACCTCTAAACTCTTCTCTTTCACAAGGAAACTTTTCACATACTGGATATACATTAACATTCCATGCACTAGACTCTACTGCTTTATATAAAGGGTCGCCTGCATTAAAAGGAGTACCTGACCAGATAATTTTATTTTGCTTAGGATGCAAAGCAAACATAACTGCTTTATGTACTGTTTCTTCGATACTAGCAATAACAGTAGGTGAGCGAGCATCTTCATCGGATACTAAATCATCTAGTACTGCAAGCTTAGGACGCTTATTTAAAGCACGAGTACCACGAACACCTGTCTTAGCACCATACCCTTTAACAATAAAGTTCTTGCTTTCTATATTAGTAAACTGCCATTCAATATCAGTAAATCTAGCGTCTTTAATATACTGCTGTAAGAAAGCACTATTCTCATACCTAAACTGTAAGTTCTTTCTCATGTTTTTAACACCATTATCAATAGAGTCAGAAACATACAAAGCAAATTCTATGCAACCAAATCCAGGGAGCATACCGCCATGTACAGCTAAATATAAAAATAAATATTCAGCCATGAGAGTAGTTTTAGCAGCACCCCTGTGAACCATATTAGCTATTCGATTATTCTTACCTACTAGAGTATCTAACATTTTATAGTGGAGTACAGGTGTTTTATTTTCTTCACCTTCACCTCCATTAACTAACTTAACAAAGTTAATAAAGTCCAAAGCAAAATCTGTAGGTATATAAAATTGATTATTAGAGTAATCTACTGTATTGAGCCATTGCTCAACTGTTTTAGCCATAGAATATCTCCGTAATTAAACCAAGAGAAGAATAATAACCTTGACGGTCTTTAGACATTTCATTAGTAACTAATAATACTTGAATATCTTTATTATCTTTAATACCTTTAACTGCTTCTCCCATGTGCGGATTATCGTGAAACCAATAAATAAACTTATCTCCAAAACACATCTTTGTTTGAAAGTAATTACTGCTAACGGTATCTGCTTCATGAGATAGGGTATTAAAGCAATCGTTATCACCTACAATACCTAGACAATCAAACTTATTTAAATAACTTTTAATTAGTTCATACATTAATCATCTTCCTTATGTTCAATAATTTTAGATTCAGCTACGTCAAGTACAGTAAGGTTTCCTGATTCAATACTTGCACGTTGCAGCTCTCTTAGTCCATTCATGGCTTTATTTAATTCAGCAATAGCAGAATTATTTACATCAATACCGATATCTAGTTTAACTTTACTAGCTTCTGGCGGCTTAAGATGATGAAGAAGACTATTAGCTGCATCACTTCTAACTTTTTCACTGTCAGCATTAATCATTAAATCTACTTGAGTATTAATAGCTTGTTGATATACATCTTGGTTTAACACCCACGAAGGAATAAAGCTCTGTTCTAGAATAGTACTTACTAACTTGGTTTTACTATACGCAGATATATAACTAGAGATATCTTTTTGAGAAGTACCATTAGCTACGTGTTGTTTATATCTATTTGGGAAAGTTTTAATGTAAGCATCTTTATTACTTAATCCACCAATCCTAAATGAGCAGAATTTAATAGCATTAATATATTCTTCTAGAGAGTACTTACCCTCAGTAAGAATGTGGCTATATGAGAGTAAGTTATTACGATAATACTCTCTCATCTCTGGTTCATTTAGAATGTCATTAAGTAATTGAAGATTATCATCAGTAGCTTGTTTCTGTAGCTTAGGAGGTAAAGCTAACTTAAAATCCTCCATAGTAATAGACATATTGTTATCCTCAATTAATACAATGACGATAAGATAACACAAGTAGAAATTAAAGGGAAAAGTTTATTGAATCATCTCATATTA